CCAGTTTTACGCACCGGATGAGCTTACTTCCTTCACCGAGTTCATGTACTTGTATATCGCTGCTTCGCGCGTACGGGGACTTGCTGATTCTAGCTTAAAGCCTATATGTCGTCCTGGAGGAATGCCCGGTGGTAGGGGGCATGGATGGGTACGTAAGCGATTTGTGGAACCAGCACGCGAAGGGCGTAAACTCCTAACTGATAAAGATGGAAATAAGCGTATATTCATAAAAGCTAAGCCTTTTAGGGACTTTGACCCTCAATATTATGACCGCCTAAAACTTTTGCCTCGCGCGGAATACCTTGCAAAGATGGGGGATTGGTGGACATTTTCGGGTCAGGTATTTGAGGATTGGCGAATTGAACCCTTACCGGATGAACCAGAGAATGCTAGACATGTCGTTGAGTCATTTGTCATCCCAAAATGGTGGCCGAAGATTTTTGCTATGGACGTTGGTTACAAAACGTATGGCTTATGGGCGGCAATCTCACCAGACGAACGTTTGTACATATATCGCGAAAAACTTTGGGACAAAGCAACAGTGCAGGAATATGGAACGTATGTTGGCGAAGTATCAGCGAATGATGGTAAATTCGTCGATGTAGTTCTTGACCATACGGCGTGGGATGCGCGTACAGGAATTACTGATGCAGATTTGTTCAAGAAGTATAGTGGGTTAACTCCACGTCCCGCTGATAAAGGTCAGGGTAGTAGAGTTGCTGGTAAGCAGCTCCTACAGGACATGATTAGATGGCGTGGAAATTCAGAAACTCCAATTCCAAGACTTCAGACTTTTAATACTTGTGAGGAATTGAATAACACGATTCCAAACTGTGTATATCAAAAGAAAGAGGGAGTTGAGACTGATGACATTGAGGAATTTCCGGGCGATGAACCTATCGACACCGTGAGATACCTAATTAGGTCTTTTGTTAACTTTTCGCGGGGAGCACAAAAGCAGTTCAAGGAATATGAGAAAACAGCAGTAGCTAATAGACGTTTAGAGGTTACTGGTGACATGACTAGCTTTTATCGTGCAATGGAAATCATCGAGGCAAAGCGGCCAAGTATTACGCGCCGCCGGAGTGTTTATGGCCGTCGGCGTATTGCGTAACTTTTGGCGATACTTGTTTGCGGACGTTCAACATCCCTGTGGTGTGTGTAAATCTAAGGACTCCACCATCGAAATCCTGAATGCTCAATTGGAATTTGCGAATGAGCAGGTTAAGAAGTATGAGGGAATAGTCTTTAGGCAGCGTGAGTCCCGAACGAATGCTCCAGTTGGAGGGTTTGAGAGTTTAGGCAAACGCCGAGCAAGATTAGAGAGGGAAGCACGACTCAAAGCAAATGGTACTATGGAGTCTAAAGGTTGGAAGAATCTTGATGAGTTGGAGGCTGAGGTTAAGCAATGACTTTGGGTGAAAAACAAAACCTATTCTCCAGACTCCTTGTTCAGTTAATGTCTTATGCCCATACTTTGGGTTATGAGATACGAATAGGTGATGTTTATCGTTCAAGAGAAGAATGCACCAGACTTAATAAGCCAAATTCCGTGCATAATCTTAAAATTGCTGCGGACCTTAACCTGTTCAAAGATGGTGTATATCTAACTGCTACTGAGGACCATAGAGTATTGGGTATGTATTGGAAATCGCTTAATCCCCTTTGTAGATGGGGTGGGGATTTTCGGGATGGAAATCACTACTCTATTGAACACGAGGGCGTGAAGTGAAGATACTTAACACGTCACAAAAGATTGAGCCATACAAAAAGGGTATCAACGAGATTCTCCTTCAGTTTGAGAAGGAAAATCTTGATTGGCGTAATACCCGTTTGCGCCAGTGGAAGCAGCAAGACCTGTATTGGCACAATATTCAATACGTTTTTTGGGCTGATGACGTTAGCCAGTTTGCTAATCTTCCAGATGACGATGAGGAAATTCTTACTCGTGTCGTGAATATCTATCGTGCTCATGGTGAATCTATCATTGCTGCTCTTGCGGCAGGGATTCCTACAGTACGATTCTTTCCAGGGGACGCAGAGAATACAGTAGACATCGATACAGCAAATGCTTGGAGTAAGACGTTTGATATTGCTAAAAAGCGCAATCGAATGTCGTTACTCTTTGTTAAGATGCTGTGGATTCTTTTCAATCAGGACTTCGTAGCAATCTGGAATCAGACTGAGAAAACAAAGAAGTATGGTACGGTTCGGAAGGACGTATATCGTATAGAGTCTGAGAAGTCTAATGTTTACTCCTGCCCACAGTGTGGTGCAGAAGTAGCACAGGATACGGTAGACTGTCCAGAATGCGGTCAGCAGATTATTCCACTTGCTACGCCCACAGTAACCAATAAACAAGTTTGGGATAAGTATGATGAGATTCCTAGGGTAAATCAGAAGTGGAATGCCTTTGGTCCCCTCAATGTGAACATTCCTCATTGGACGGCTGAGCCTGAAGATATACCAATTCTAATCTTACTTCAGGATAAACACTTCTCAACAATTAAGAGTGAGAATCCAAACTTTAGGGAATTGATTAGGAAAGGTTCAGGAGAGAATCAACAGGAGCGGTGGGCACGGGCGCACTTTTATAACAGTTCTACATATCAGAACTTGCTAACTGAGAAGCGGGTATGGATTCGCCCTTCAGCTTACGAAACATTGAACGACGATGAACGTAAGAGATTCGAGAAAGACTTTCCAGATGGTTTGTGTGCTACGGTTATTGAGAAAGATTTGGTCACACAAATCTATGCGGAAAGTCTCCTTGACGTGTGGACAATCTCACGTTCGCCACTATCGCGAACTGTTCATGCGAGTTCACTTGGTAAGCCTCTTTTGGATATTCAGGATATTACCAATGACCTTAAGAACCTGAAACTTCAGACTGTTGAGCATGGAATATCCGAAACATTTGTTGACCCTGAGATTGTTGACTTTGAGCTATATGGTAAGACTGCTGGTAGGCCAGGACAGTTAATTCCTGCGAAGATTCCCCCTGGTGGAAACTTAGGGGAATACTTTTTTACTAACAAGCCAGCAACACTCTCAAAGGAAGCGAATGAATTTAGTCATGAACTCGTAACAGATGGACAATTTGTTACAGGAGCTACTCCATCGATTTATGGTGGAAATCTTCAGGGTTCACGCACCGTTGGTGAGTATGACCGTTCGCGTACTCAGGCTTTACAGCGTTTGAGTATTCACTATTCTATGCTCAAAGAACTAATTGTTGAGCTTGGTGAAAAGACGGTTAAGCAATTTATTACTGACCTCAAGGAGAACGAACAAGACTTACAGGACGTTGAGTTTAAGAATGGAGTATTTTCTAACAACTACATTCTATTGACCCAATTACTTGGAAAGGTTGGTAAGGTTGAGGGTGAAGCTAGTGAAGCATTTCCAGTTAGTTGGCAACAAAAAGCTGCCGGCATGATGGAATTGTTTAAGCTAGGAAATGAAACAATCAATGAGGGGATTCTTAACGTTCCGGAGAATACTTACTTCCTCAAGAACGTTTTTGGAGTTCCTGAGATTCAAATTCCAGGTGAACAGGAACGTAACAAGCAATGGAAGGAAATACAACAACTTGTTCAGGAACAACCAATTCCCACCGAAGCTGGTGAACGGTCATCCATTCCAGTAGGTGAATTTGATAGACATGAAATAGAATTTGAGATTTGCTTAACATTCCTTAACAGTGATAGAGGAATGCTACTTAAAGAAATCAATATTAATGGATATAAGAATGTCATTGCACACGCCAAGGAACATCAAATGTTTATGGCGATGAAACAGGAGACTGAAAATGCCGGACGACAACCAGCTAACGCTGAGTGAATCTGATACTAAGTTAATCGAATCCCTTGGTGATTTCAAGGATGATGAGATTTCACTAGACGACCGTTCAGGTGCGGAAGGTGACAGTAAAGACGATAAGAAGGACGATAAGAAGGGTAAAGTAGTAGACTTCAAGTTTGACTTTGGTGGTATTGAAGCTGGAGAAACTGGGGATAGGAAGGAAACGCCTCGACTAAAAGAGATTAGTGAGAAGTATCCAAAACTTCTTGAGGAGTTTCCTGAGATTCGTAATCGATACTACAAAGTTGGAGAGTTTACCAAGATATTTCCCTCAATTGATGCAGCACGAGAAGCTGCTGCACGAGTTAAGACTCTTGAGGAAATTGAGGATGCTGTATTTACTAAGGGTACAGCAAAAGAGCTGTTAACGAGAGTATTCAAGAATGACCCTGATGCCTTTGAAAAGCTCAGTGGAAACATGCTTGAGGATATTCGGGGAATCTCAAAGGATGTTTACATTGCAGTCATTACTCCAATTCTTGATGATTTGATTCTCGCATTGCACAGTGACGGTGAGGAACGGGAGGACGAAAATGTTACTAACGCAGCCCTCATCGCAAATATGTTCGTGCATAGAAGTAAGACTTTACCCCGCGGGAAACAACCTAGAGCGCGAGAGGAAAAGCGTGAGGAAAAAGTCGATAACTATGAACGTGAAAGATTTGGACGCGCACAACATAGTGTCGTTGAGAAGGTTGAAGAAGTTTTCATGTCCAATCTTGAGAAACTCGTTCCGAAAATGAAAAACGAGTTCATCCGTGAGGCTCTAATTGATAAGATTAAGGCTGAGTCCTATAAGAGACTGAACGACGATGATATTCATATTGATAATGTAAATGCACTATGGAAGCGAGCTGCTAAGGCAGGCTTCGATGATGACTCATTAAAATCTATTATCCGACAAGTTCTAACAAAACTTGCTCGTGAAATCCCTAGGGTGTATGCAAAATTCTCATCCTCAATTCCCAAAGAAGAAAATAGTAATGAGAATTCCAATGAAGGCGAAAATAAGAATACTCCGTCACGCCCGGAGAGTGGAAAGAAGATTGATTGGTCAAGGACTACCGACATGGCAGCTCTTGATGGTAAGTACGTTTACATAGGGGATAAATAACATGGCGTTGACGGAAACTCAGGTACTAGCCCTTGAAATTGAAAAAACAAGGGATAACGTACCCGTGCTTTTCGACCGTGACGATTTGTTTTTTTCGTCCGTAGAAAAGCGGGATAACGTAGTTGTGTCGAACCGGGATATGCGAGTCCCAATTGAGATTCGTCCCGGTGGTAACAGTGGGCACTATAACCCTGATGGTGGAGATTTGGGTCGTGGTGGCGCACCGGAATTCGATAAGGCGCTTGTCAATACTGTGCATTTGCGGCATGGTGTTGAAATCACACACAAAGCTGATGTTTCGACTGAGAATGGTCGAAAGGCAGTTTTGAGTGCATTCAAGCGTAGTCTTGCAAGTGGTATGGCGGAATTCCGTCGTACAAATGAAGCACTTGCAATGACAGGTGGTAATGGAGTTCTTGCTACAATCAGTGCTGTTGCAACTGGTGGTGGTAAGGATTTGTACACCTGTGATACCGATGGCTTCGGTGCAAAGTTGGCACGTTACGGTCATAAGGTGAATGTTTATGACACAACGTTGGCTACACACCGAACGTCGGGTGGTGAAGTAACGGTTGATTTGATTGACTTGGAAGCTAAGCAGATTCGAGTCAATGCAAACGTTGGAGGTTCTGTGGTGGGTGATAAGGTTGTTATTGGTGGTGTAAGTGGTGCTTCACCAGTTTCAATGCTTGGAGTTCCATACCATCACAGTAATGCTTCAACTGGTACGTGGCTTGGATTCAACCGTGCGAATTTCCCTGAAGTTCGTGCAAATCGTGTTGCAGCGGGTGGTACCTTTGCACTCCCCTTTGCAAGACTTGCACGTAACAAGATTGGAAACCGCGTCGGTATGGATGCTAGGATGGCGAAGTTGCAGGCTTGGATGCATCCTGCACAGAAGGCATCCTATGAGGAAGCTGGTCAGTTGGTTTCAGTTGTCAACAAGACTGCAAAGGCTGAGGGCCTTGACTTGTACTTCAATGACGATATGAAGATGGCCGGTGCTCCTGTAAAGGAGTCCTTCTTCTGGAATCCAAAGCGCATTGACTTCGTAGACTTTTCGATTTGGGGGCGTGCAGTCCTTGAGGAGATTGGTTACTACGGGGACAATCATGGACGTAAGTTGTTTGAGGTACGAAGCACCGATGGTGGAGTCGCTGCGTCGTGGATTTTCTACCTTGTAACTTCATACAACTTGTTCATCGACAATCCCCCGGCAGCGTCATACGTTGATACGTTGACGGTTCCGTCAGGGTACTAGTTGTTAGGTATGTGGGTGGGTGAATTTCCTCTGGTTGGGAATCGGTCACAAGGGCAGGGAATAGTAGCCCACTCACATAGTTTGGTGATGTATGAATGACGATATTCGCTTTATAAATAAGACGATTCTTGATAGGTATGGATTCGACTATATGCGCCGTCCAATCTTTCGTGTAGCTTGGACTACTAACCAGCTTGAAACGAGACTTGGTGAACATGAAGTGTTTTATGGCACCATATATCTTCGCACAGATTTTGGAGTCTATACGCTGCCCAAGTATCAATTTGCTCAAGACCGTTGGGTATTAGAGCGTTTGTTCCCCAACAATCCTGAAGTAACGGGAATTCAATCCGACCATACTTATGAAGCATTGTATGTATTTGAGAATAAAGATGGAAGTCCTCAAGATGTTAATCTTCGTGCCGTTAATTATATTTGCTGGCATGCTATGAATCCAGGACGTAGGATGATAGCCAGTGACTTTAAGGAACGTGAACGAAAAGAGCTTGAAGCTGAAATTAACCATACTTATGAATTATTGGATGATAAAAGTCCATACCTTTCCACAATGGTAAGGAATGGCGAAGCGGTATTTATGCCGAGTAGGAGATTCAATGGCCCCGAAGAACTTTCGTAAAACTACGATTGTATCATTACTTCCATACCAATTACATGAAAGCAAGCCTACACTGTATCCATCCGAATATGTGATTCCAGCGGTTGGGCTTGGTGAGGAAATTCAGACGTTGGTGATTGATGATGCTGATAGTCTAGTTTACCTAGATTCTGAGCGTGGGAGTCTGAGGGTTAAGACTTCTTCAGAGGAAATTGCACAGTCAATCATTCAGGATTATACCCGCTCAGTCTTAGCGTATGGTGACAACTGTAGGCCGGGACTATTCTACTTGAGCGGTGACTGGAATTCCACTGAAATTCTCAAGGCTCAACCTGAAGAACTAATTAAGGCTAAAGAATTCCAGCATAACTGGTTAGTAGCTTTGGTACGAATCGCTGATGATGATTGGTCTAAGTTTCATCAGCACAAAATGATTTCAGATATTCAGCGTCTTGCTGCAAAGACTCTAAATCTCAACAGAGATTGGATTACGGTTGTTCCTGATGAAGCACAGCTTTGTCCAATGTGCAGGACACGAGTTGACCCTCTTGCAGTACTTTGTATGAATTGCAAGTTTGTGTTGAATGAAGAAAAGTACGCTCAGTATCGCAAGCGATTTGCTGGAGAATTAGCAAATGTCAGTACTGGCTAGTGCAATTATGGCAGATGCGGCAGTATTCCTAAACGATGCTTCCCAGAGTCGTTTTACTAATACTGCCTTACTTCCCTATTTGAAGCGTGCGTATCGTGAGCTTCAATTGGAGTTACATCTCAATGATTTCGACACACTTAGGGAAGTAACGTCATCACCCATTGTTGTAACTGCGGGAGTAACAACTCTTACACTTCCAGTAGATTTAATTGAACCAACTTTCATGACTGAAAGGTTAAATGGTTCAAGTGAGTTGTATCAGGAAATGCGTAGAGTCAATAACCTTCCAAGTCGGTTAGCAAGTAGTAGCTTACTTGAGTGGGAATGGCGAGAGGAAGCTATTAACTTTGTTGATGCTACCACTAGCCGACAAGTAAAATTGCGTTACCTAAAGAGTGGTGATGCAATTACTTCAGCTAATAGCCTAATCAGCATTATTGATTCTGACCTTTACTTGGCACCAATGACAGCGGCATTAGCAGCCAAGTATATTGGTGAGAATTACGACCGTGGGAAGGAACTTGCAGAGGAAGCGGAAGCAAATGTCGATAAGATAGTTAGGAGGAATGTAAAGAAAAAGCAGGGAATGCCGGTACGTCGTCGTGCTTTTAGTCGTTACCTTCGGAGACTCTAGTTTCGTGAATTGAACCGAAAGAGGATAAGATGTTACTCAAAAATGCGCAGGCAATTCTGAACAACTGGGTACGTTCCAACGTGTTTCATTTTGTTGGTATTGACCCACCGACAAGTGGCACCACCGGAATTGGAGTGAATGTTTGTGGTAAGGGTTCCACATATATTCATATTCCTTCTGGTGTGAAATTCACCAATGAAGGAAGTGAAACAAGTCCATATTGGACTCCGATGAATTATCGTGCTCCGGGACTACTCTCAATCTTCACAGATTTCCGTGCAGGACTCGGAAAGGCTGTTGCTGATACGGCTGCAACTGCAACTCTTTCCGATAGTGGATTGCGGGTACATGGTGATGGTGTAACTGCTACAGACTCAGGTCTTACAGTTGCATATGCTGAGGCTGGCCCAGTAGCATCGGCTATTGCTACAGCTACCACAGCAAAAATCCTTGCGCTGAGTCATGGGGATGCAAACGTACAGCTTCAGCCGGATACCAATAAACTATTGGTGATTGATGCTACTGTTGCTATGAGTTCTGCGATTACACTTCGCAGTCTATTCATGGGATTCCTTGGCACATTGGCTGATGGCTTGCTTCCTCCGGTTACAGGTGCAACTGTTACTGCAACTCTTGTTCAGGATGACCAAGCGGGTGTAGTGTTTGATGCAGGCTTTACCGCAGCTGATAGACTCTATGCTGTTCACAATAAGAGTGATGAGGTTGCTACACAGGATGTATCAACTTCAACACCCCAGGGAACAGGTGCAAATGCTACTGAGGGAACTAGGGATAGTGGTATTGCATTTCCTGCTGCTGGTACATATACTCGCCTTCGTGTGGAAATCAATGAGGGTGGAGATATGCGAATCTTCAAGGATAAAGTCGAAATTCTCAAAATCATCAATGCTTTGGATGCTGATGAGGAAGTTGGACCATGCTTGTTGGTTCGTAGCACTTCGGCAGCAACAAAGACTATGCTGGTGAAGCAGTTTGCTACGTGGGCATTTAGGGTTGAGTCCGCTACGTAATTAACACAATGCACACTCCCATTTCGGTAAATAGTTTTCAGGGTATATTCGACAGCGACGAAGCTGAGAATGTACCACAGGACTATTTAATTGACGCCTTAAACGTTGATTGGGATGGGAGTGTGCTTCGTACTCGTGATGGTTCAACTCTTAAATTCTCAAAGAATGACATTCTTAGATGGTATGAATACAGACGTATTGGTGAAGCGTCCCGGTACTTAATTCTTACCACTGGTGGGACGCTATTTGATTCCACAAATCTGAGTACTCCAATCGCCACAGTAAGTGGAATGGTTGACTTTTCAGCCATTACAATGTTTAACCGTTGTTACATTTCTCCCCATAATCGAATTGAGGGATTACCAGCGGAAAAAGTTTACGTATATGATGGTACTACTTGGCGTGCGGCGGCAGGTATAGCACCTACTGGAACTTTAGTTGCTGTAACTTCAGCTACTCCCGGAAACGTGGATGATGGATTTCGGCTTTTTGCTGTATCCTTTGAAACTGCGTCAGGATTCATTACACGTCCCGGACCAACAGTTTATGCACAATATACTGGACCGGGGAGTTTCAAAGTAGACCTAAGTGGTATTCCTACAGGGCCAGCGGGAACTACTAAGCGGCATCTTTTAGCTACTAGAGTTATTGTTGGTTTTACAGGGGACCAAGACGGATACTCCTATTACTTTGTTCCTGGGGGATTAATCCCGGATAATACAGCTACAACGAAAACGGTAAACTTCTACGAAGAGGAACTGTTTGTTAGTGCTGATTACCTTTTTCAGGAACTTGAGACTATTCCAGCATCATTGGGATTAACTACTTATGCCGGCAAATTAGTTACTTGGAGCGCGGACGGTGAGGAAAGCATTGTAAGGGTTAGTAAAAAAGGTGAACCCGAATCCATGAATTCAGCTAATGGATTCCTAACTGTTGACCCTGCTGAGTCTACCGGAGTAAAGAATTGCATTGAATTCCGTGATAGCCTTTACATGTTTAAGAGTGCTCGTGGATACCAAACTACCGACAACAACGCGGAGCCAGCAACATGGACATGGCTTCCTATTGATAAGGGATTTGGTACCGAGATTTTCGGTATCGGAACAATTCTAGATTCTAAAGCTGCTAACATTGAAGGCTTCCTTGTTGCCGATGTTAGTGGACTTTACTTTTTCAATGGGGCTTTTCAGGAACCCTCATTAGATAGTGTAATGCAAAAGCGTTGGGACAGGATAAATCCCAATTACTTTAATCAGGTTCAAGTCGCTGTAAATCCAAAAACGAAGCGAATTTTCGTTAGTGTTCCATTGGATGCAGCCACGGTTCCATCCCACATTTTTGTCGGTAACTACGAATATGGACTAGGTAAGATTCGCTGGACGACTTACACATTTCCAGTTCCACAAACTTCAATTGGAATAACGATTGATTCTGTTACTGGAAAATATGTATTGATGTTCAGCAGGACTCACAATATCTACATACTTGATTCAGCAGTTCTTAATGATGCTGGAACGGCTATCCCAACTCCCTTTGTTCAGACTGCATTATGGAAGTTGTCAGATGGAGCTGAGATTCATCATTTTGGCATGATTCACTTGAGAGTAAAGGGAAGTGGGGTACTTAATACTGTACCTTATGGAATTGACATGGTTGCTGGAACAACATTGAAAGCTACTACAATGTCAGCAAATCCCCAGGGGGAAATTCCAATTCCTAATGCTTTCGTGAATGAACGAATGAGTTTGAGATTTTCAACTACTAATATCAATGATTGGTTTCGGTTAATTAAGGTGAAGGTTGATGCTAAAGTTCTTTATAAGTCGGGACCAGCATGATAAATCGCTCCCGCTTAATGAACTTAATAGCAGGAGTAAACTCGAAGGATTCTAAGCTGTTTGAGGTACTCCGTGAGTTAATTCTTAATGCTGAAGCTCAACAGAATTTACTCGAAACTGAACTTCGTGTTTCGGGACTTGAAGCACTGGTATTACCTGCGGATGTTACGGGATTAGGTTACACTCTGACACGAACGAATGTAATCTTAAATTGGAGTCCCGTTGCCAGTTTTTACGAAGTTCGACAAGGAAGTACGTGGGACACAGCGAATAGATTACTTACAACCGGAACTACACAGGTTGTATTTAATCCTTTGTTGGTTGGTACTACTACTTACTTAGTTAAGAGTATTAGTACTGCGGGAGTTTATTCAGCTAATGCAGCATCAGTCAACGTTATCATTCCGGCAATTGGGACTCCTGCTCCTACAGCGCAGGTTATCGATAATAATGTCCTACTCCGCTGGAGTGAGCCGATTACAACTTTTGACATCCTGCATTACATTATTGACAAAAATGGAACTGACATCGGAACAATTCGGGGAACGTTTTTCGCAATCTTTGAGGTCGCTGGAGGAACTTATACTTACGGAGTTAAGGCAGTTGACATTGCAGGAAATGTAAGTGCCAAAGGAACAGTTATTGCAGTTGTTACTGCCCCTGCGGATTATGAACTTTCGGGTACCTTGTCCGATGATTTTAGTGGTGGCACAAAGGTTAATTGTATCAAAGATGGAACTTGGCTTATTGCTCCAGTTGATGACGATGAAACTTGGACAACACACTTTACTGATAACTC